CCTAAACTATGACCATGGTGATGGCACAGGTAATACTGACGCTAATGGTCCAATCGTTGGTGCCACACAGCCTACAGAAAATTCAAACGGTGATCCGCTCGTAACAGGCGATCTATGGATTGATACAGCTGATATTGAAAACTTCCCAACTATCTACAAGTACAATGATGTACTAGAAGAATGGGTACTAGTTGACAAGACTGATCAAACAACAGAAAACGGTATACTTTTTGCTGATGCACGTTGGACTACTAACCTTGGTAAGACCAGCAATGATGCAGGCGACATAGTAGATCTACTGTCTGATAACTTCCTAGATCCAGACGCTCCAGATCCAGCACTATATCCAAAGGGTATGCTGCTATGGAATCTACGTCGTTCAGGATTTAACGTGAAGCGTTTTGCACGTAACTATATTGACGTACAGGGCACAAACTCACGTTATTTAGATCAAGTTATGGAAACATACTATCCACATCGTTGGGTAACTGATTCAGGAAACAACGAAGATGGTTCAGGTACATTTGGCCGTCATGCACAGCGCAAGAGCGTTGTACAGTCACTACAGGCTCTAGTAAACAGCAATCAAGATATCCGTGATGAAGAATCACGCTACTTCAATCTAATTGCTTGCCCTGGCTATCCAGAGCTGATTGGTGAGATGATTACACTAAACTACGATCGCAGACTAACAGCGTTTGTAGTTGGTGATACACCAGCAAGACTAACACCAGATGCTACATCACTAAATGAGTGGGGTTCAAATGTTCGTCGTGCTGTTGAAGATAACGATGACGGTGCAGTAAGCTTCGACGAATACATGGCTATGTACTATCCATGGGGCTTTACAAGTGACAACTTTGGTAATAACGTAGTTGTTCCACCAAGCCATATGGCATTGCGTACAATCATTCTAAATGACCAAGTAGCGTTCCCCTGGTTTGCTCCAGCAGGTACACGTCGTGGCGGTGTTACAAATGCAACAGCTTCAGGCTACATCAGCTCAGAAGGCGAATTTGTTTCAATCGCACTAAACACAGGACAGCGTGATACACTATACAGCAATGCAATTAACCCAATCACTTTCCTAAGTGGTGCAGGATTAGTTGTGTTTGGTCAGAAGACTCGTGCAAGAAATGCAAGTGCTCTAGACCGTGTAAACGTAGCACGTCTAATTGTTTACATGCGTGGCCAGCTAGAAAAACTAGCAAGACCATACTTGTTTGAACCAAACGACAAGATCACACGTGATCAGATCAAAGCAGCAGCTGATGCATTCTGCCTAGAACTTGTGAGCTTACGTGCATTGTATGACTATCTAGTAGTTTGCGATGAGTCTAACAATACACCAAGTAGAATTGACCGTAACGAACTATATCTAGATATAGCTATCGAACCAGTCAAGGCAGTTGAGTTCATTTACATTCCATTGAGAATTAAGAACACAGGTGAAATTGCAGCACTAGGCTAATATAAAAGGCCCCTCAGAAATGGGGGGCCATTATAGATAAATACACATGTATTAGGAGATTACAGAATGCCAATAACAACACTACAGAACATTTCGATCCCAACTTCAGGATCAGGTTCTAACAGTTCGCTTTTAATGCCAAAGCTACAATATCGCTTCAGAGTGCTATTGGACGGTTTTGGTACAACAGGTGGCCCAGATGGGGTCAGAGAAATTTCAAGACAGGTAGTAGACGTAACTCGTCCAAACCTATCATTTGAACAGATTACTATTGATGCTTATAACAGCAGATCATTTCTAGCTGGTAAGCATACATGGGAACCAATTACACTTACACTACGTGAAGATGCTAACAACAACGTTCAAAAGATTGTTGGTCAGCAGCTACAAAGACAGTTTGATTTCTTTGAGCAGTCATCAGCAGTTGCAGGTGGTACTTACAAGTTCCAAACACGCATTGAAATACTAGACGGTGGTAATGGTAATGCAGGTGGTGCAGCAGTTCTAGATAGATTCCATTTAGTTGGTTGTTACCTAGAAAGCGTAAACTACAACACTCTAGCATACGCAACTAACGATCCTGTAACAGTAACACTAACAATCCGTTATGATAACGCTATTCAGTACGGTGCAGAAGGTGCTGATACAGTTGGTGTTGGTGAAATTACAACAAGAGCTACACAAGACGCTGACGGTGGTACACAGGTTACTGGTGGTACTAACGCAGGTAGTATCTAATAAACTACTAACTGTTGGCATTCGAATAAGAAGCGAGGACTATTTTAGTTCTCGCTTTTTTATTATCTACCCACTTTTTATCATTGGATAAATATTTGTATGGGAATTAATACTCAAGACCTCTATTTAATTAACACTGATAGTGAACTGCATCTACGCGATGCACGACACGCTCTTCAGTTGTTCACTGAACACGGCCATGCTCTAGGGCCTAAAACTAAATTCTTATATCACGTAGTTTTTGAGTATTCAGCGCCTTTAGATAAAATTGCTAACAGTAGTGCATATAGAAAAGAACTAGGAGTATTAGTTAAAAGCGTAGAACTTCCAAAGTTTAGAGCAACAGTTGAAACTAAAAATCAATATAATAGAAAAAAGCGTGTTCAAACAAAGATAGACTATGATGACATCAGTATTAAACTGCATGATGATAATACCGGTCTTACTAGAGCTATGCTCGAAGAATACTACAAATATTATTCAAAGGATGGTCACAAGAATGATAGAGGTCGTCCTTTAGATTTTGGTGCTAGAGATAAATTTACTAATCAAGTTCCTAGATACGGTTTAGACAATGGTACAAATGGACCTTTCTTCTCCCATATTAGAATATATCAATTGTCAAGACATAAATGGTTTAGTTATACTTTAATTAATCCTATTCTAACAGCCTGGGGTCACGACGATATGGAATACAGTGACGGCCAAGGTATTATGGAAAATAGTATGACTGTGGGTTACGAAGGTGTACTGTATAACACCGGCGAAATACGCGGTGGTAACGAGCCTGTAGGATTTACTGATATCGAAACAAGATACGACCAAGTACATAGTCCATTGAATACACAAGAGGCATTCAGTGGTGTTGAAATTGCCGGAGTTGGTAGACAAATAGAACCAGTAGTAATTCCTCAATTTGACAAGTATGATAATACTGGACTTAATACTATTGGTTCTATATTTAGAAATTTAGCAACAGGAAGAAAAGATCCTCGCGGAATACTTACTTCTATTCTAAACACCAGCAGAGAAGGCAGACAGCTGAATAGACTAGGGCAAATTATATTCCCCTCATCAAGAGGAGCCACTCAGAGAGATACAGGTGGCGCACCAAGACCGTTAACTATCTCTCAAAGTAAAACTATTAACAGTGACGGAATACGATCAGGTTTAACATCTAATAGAAAAGCACTAGATGCTACAGTAACTAAAACATTAGCAACAGGTGCTTATGGCCCTAATTGGAACAGTAGAAATTTTGGAACATTTAAAACTCTACCCAAAGAACAACAGACTGCTATTGAGAACGATATAATTAATAGAGCAGCATCTGGGGATAGAAAAATAGCACAAATAGCTTCAGATGCTATTGCAAAAAATCAAGGATAATCTATGGCAGCTACATCATCGATACCAACCGAAAAGAAAGTTGATAAATCTAACGATACAAGTAAACTTCTTAATAGATATTATAATCAAGAAATTTATTATTCAGCTTCAGAAGTTGATGCTGTTATTGGTTATTTTCAAAAAAGAGGTTTCGATCAAGTCGCTGCTGTTAACACTGCCGCTATAATTTTACAACAAGCAGGCATAGACAAAATTCCCTCTTTCGAATTATTAGATACACTAAAAGGTATCAATGATGTACAACTAAGCAACGTAATTGCACAAATACTTAATCTCAATAGATCCTCATGCAGTACTATTGGTTATAAAATATCTGTTCCTAACCTAAGTGAACAACGCAACATAATTGTTTAAGATGGCTCACTTTGCTCAAGGAAAGTACAATCTCAAAAATCCAGGAAAATATATAGGAAATAGAACTCCTACATATCGTTCAGGGTGGGAATTTGCATTTATGCGCTTTTGCGATGAACATCCTGCAATATCCAATTGGGCAAGTGAAGCAGTAAAAATACCTTATAGAAATCCCCTAACAGGTAAGCAAACTATATACGTTCCTGATTTCTTTATCGTCTATGCAGATAAAGGAGGGCAAAAACGTGTTGAAGTTATTGAAGTAAAACCTGAAAATCAAACTATCAAGGAAAAGCTAGGACGCAGTCGACATAATCAAGCCAGTTGGATAGTTAATCAAGCCAAATGGGAAGCAGCTAGAGTTTGGTGCAAACAGCAGGGCATAGTATTTAGAGTAGTCAACGAACACGATATATTCCATACTGGCAGAAAACGATAAATAATAGTAGCAGTTAATGGAAAGTAACTATGACTAAAAAATTAGAAGATTTGCTCAACTTGCCAGACAGCAAAGAGATTATTAAAAAAGCTGAGAAGCAAGAAAAAGAGCAAAAACGCTACGAAATAGAAGAACAAGAAAAAACGTTTCGTGATATAGCAGAATTTGACAAGATTTCTGCTGCGCTACCGCAGGTAAAAGGGCTAGGAGAACTAGCAGATACTGAACTAAATGAAGTAGCTAATAAAGCTATGCAGGCCTACGAAGATCTAATGGACCTAGGCATGAATGTTGAAGGACGCTATGCTGGCCGCGTGTTTGAAGTTGCGGGTAATATGCTCAAGACTAGCCTAGATGCTAAAGTTGCTAAGTTAGATAAAAAGCTCAAAATGGTTGAATTACAGCTTAAGAAAGAAAAATTGGATAAAGAAGATAATGATTCACCTAACGGAATTATCAACGGTGAAGGTTATGTAGTAACAGATCGCAACAGTTTAATTGAGCGCCTTAAAGGCATGAACAAAGATAAATAATACATAAGATATAGGATCATTGCGCAATGAGATCATTTACAGAAGTTTTACAAGAATCTAAAAAAGTCTACCCGTTTAAGGTTGGAGTTGCAGGTCCGCTACCAGAAGGATTTGCAGATCATCTCGAATCTGCACTACAAAAATACAGCGTAGCAAAGATGACCAAGGGCAAGAAAACCCCTATACAGGAACGCCCATTAGATTTTCCAAATCTTCAAAACACCGAAGTAACATATTTCGAAGTAGAATTAAATTATCCCACAACATCACAGGTATTGGCAGAATATGTAAGCCAGTGCTGTACAGTAAACAGAGCAAATGTTATTGTTAGAGGCGCAAACGAGCCTGTCGAGCAGCAGCTCAATGTAAAAGAGAATGAAGTATACGAGCCTATTCTTACTAAAGAAGATCTAGGCGGCGAAAGTGCTCAAGATAAAGTGGGCAACAATCGCGTGATGGATTTACTAAAGGAACTAGAAAAGGCCCGCAAAGAACGTGCTGATTCTACACAGGAGAAATAATATGAATATGAAAGATATGATTCAGCGCATGACTGACATCGAAAATGGAAAATCTACGAAGCAGTTAAATGAATCAACTGTAGCAGAATGCGGCATGGGAATGCCCCCAATGAACGAGCCAGTAGGCAATCCAGTAACAATGAGCATTACATTAAATGCTAGTGGCATGGATCATGTTGCTGACTTAATTTCATTGATGAAGAATGCTGGTCTACAAGATGCAGGCCCAGTGTCTCCTGCAATGATGCCAATGCGTATGGATATAGAAAAGTTTCGCGATATAGTTGACGAGCCAATGATTCCTGGTGAAGGTGCAGATAATCGTCCAGACGAAGCATACATGGATACTGAAGAACTAATGGCCGGCGGCGATGACCTACATCACGAAAAGCATCCTTCGGATATTAGAGTTAAGGATTCTTCAATAGCAAGTGACATCGAAGAATGGGATAATTCTCCGGAAGGTGTTGAAGGCGACGAACAGTATGCTGATCACAACACAATGATTAAAGATCTAAGCGGTGGCATTAACCGTGAAAAGAAGATGTTTAAGAAGGCACAAGACGGCGACAATGCTATGGCAGTTGAAACAATTAAACAGCGCCTAGTTAAAGCACTAGCTGAAAAGAAAGCAAAGCCAGATTTCTTAGACATGGACAAAGACGGCAACAAGAAAGAGCCAATGAAGAAGGCTGTTGCTGATAAGAAGAAAAAGGGTCCTGCAAAGGAATAAGGGCTTATATGCCTGCTCAAATAGGGCCGTGAGGCCCTATTTTTTTGAGTAAATAATAGTATGGCAAAAAGTTTAGATGGCGTATTAACCAAAAAGGCTAATACCAAAGACACGTATACAGAGGCACAGATCCAGGATCTGCTACAATGCATGGATCCAGATCGGGGCTATCTTTACTTTGCAAAAAATTTCGCATACATACAACATCCTGTAAAAGGTAAACTATTATTTGAGCCTTTTGACTATCAAGAACGATTGTTAGAAAGCTATCATAATTTCCGCTTCAACATAAACATGCTACCTCGTCAGACAGGTAAAACAACCTGTGCTGCAATCTATCTAGTGTGGTATGCTATGTTTCATCCCGACCAAACGATTCTTATCGCAGCACACAAGTACACAGGTGCGCAGGAAATTATGCAGCGTATTCGTTATGTGTATGAATGTTGCCCTGATCATATTAGAGCAGGTGTCGTTAACTATAACAAAGGCTC